GAAGCAGAAACAAAGGTGTGAGCATACTGCTGATCAGCAGGAGATGCAGCGACATTAACTGTAATTGTATCTGCAGTAACTGCATGAATAAACAGACGACGACCAGATGCAGGGTCAGTAGATCTTGGATATGTATGAGTAGTAGCATTGGCATCCATATCACATGTGAATACCAACGAATCGTCAGCAATGGTCACATAGTCATTGATCTCAAGACTATGAGATCCAATATTCAATACCATGTCACCTGTTGCTGGATTGTAGGTAGCAGCAGTTGGGGTGTATTGGACCAGAGGTGATGCACCAATGTTTACTGTAATTGTAGTGCCAGTTGTAGCAGTAATCGCAACAGCAGTATTGAATGCAGGATCTCCAGCACGAGGATAATCGTGGAAAGATCTATCACCATCAGCGTCACATGTAAACTTCAGAGAGTGTGGACGGACTTTGATAGTATCAGATGTGGTCAACGAATGAGTGCCGATAGTCAACACTAACTGACCATTTGAAGGTGTATAAACTGCAGCAGAAACATCAAACTCTTCGAGATCTGCTTCACCACCACTGTAAGGACCCTGATATGTTGTTGGATCCTTAAGCATGAATCCATTAACGGAAACTCTACTATTGACCTGATAATAAAGAAGATTGTTGATTGCTCTGAATGACAAATGCATTGCCTTGTCGATAGCAGTCAAAGATTCTGCATATTCACCAATTAGACCGTTAGCAATAGGTGCTCCATTAGCATCAAAATACTTCTTAGTAAATTCGATGATATTGTAGTTACCACCTTGTGAAACATCTTCGGCCAGTGCATCAATCATCAACCCGATATCACGACGACACTTGAGTTGACCAGGTGAATATGTGCCGAGTGACTCATCAGGTAGGTCAACCAGTGTGCCATTCAATAAAGTTTCATCAACTACATCGTAAAGAGTAGTAATTGCTGCTTGGACATCGGTGCAGTTTTCAGTGCCATTGTTGGACTGGTTAGCACCATTAGTGCCGTATGGATCATTAGGTGATGGGTCAGCAGTAATACCGTTACCATCGTAACCACCATGATCAATTTCACTCCAAGGAATGAAAGTAACTCCAGCATTAGGTTGACCAGATGGTGCTACAAAATTAGTAGTTAGATTGTTGGTAATTGCCAACAACATCATATCTTTTGCTTTCTCAAATCCATAACGAGTCTCAGCAGACTCATTATTCACATATACAAAGTTACCGCCCTCATCAAAATACTTTTGGCAAAGTTTACGAGTATAAACGTTACCACCACGGAAGATATCAATAGAAATTGCATCAATATACAATTCAAGATCACGAATACACTTAGCAGGATCAGGCACAGTAAGTGATGTATACTGCGTCATCATTTCATCGTATGCCTTATTAGCAATGTATTCTTTATTCTTTTGGATTAGACGATATGCATCAGAATATCTACTCCAAGAGTTAGTAATAACATCGCCAGGGAAATAGAATCTAGGATGTCTAACAGCAATTTCTGCTTCTGCAAAGTCAATAATTTGCTGCTTGTTGCCAAGGATCATTGCCGAAGCGTCCTTGAATCTATTAGCAGCAACACCATGGTAAACAGAAACTGGGTTACCGTAGTTTGCTCTATTGTTAATTACAATATCGCCTTCTGAGAATGCACCACCAGTTAGATCGGTATACTGGACCTCTGTATTTCTAACTTCTTCAAAGTCGAGGAAATCAGCATTGATTCTACTACTAGAATCATAAAGCTCAGTAGGTGTAATAGAAGACTGTGAAATGTTATCAAGAATAACGTTAGGATTAGTAATACTAACCAAACGCTCAAACAGCAGACCGTAGAAAGTGGAGCCTGGATTGATGATCAACTCGTCAACAGCATCACTGGTAGCAGGATCAATGTAAGGTGAAATGAATGTAATTTGACCAGCAATCTTAGACTTAGCAGAGTAAATAAACTCATTCAGTTTTAGATCAAAGATACCAGTTTCAAATTGTGCAGTACCTGAGGTCTTACTGACCACAATTCTGTCACTGATATTACCATCATCATCAATGTTAGTTTCTTCGATGATAGCAGTATCACCCTCAAGATTAGTGATAGACTCACCGAATTGGAAAATAGTATCACTATTCAGTTGAGTAACACTTTGGATAAGTCCTGAGAAGAGAGTGCCACGAGTAATTTCTTCATTCAAATTAAATGTGCCACCAACTAAGTTGATAACATCAATATGACTTGTGCCAGAGTCAATAACAGTAGCAACAACATCGCTATCTGCACCTTGGACTTGCTGACCCAGTGTTGGGAAAATACCGAAGTTTGGTGTGCCTGCCTGACCAGAATACAACTCAATTCTGAAAATTGGTGTAGGAGTAATATCTAAAGATCTGTAGTTAACTCTAGATGCAGGTCTAGGAGGCTCAGCAAATACAATGTTACCACCAACAATAGTATATGAAACGCCAGGTGCCTGAATCACACCGTTGATAGTAATCATCAACTGATTCTGTTGGACAATTACCTGCTCGTTTTCAACAGTAATTGGGAAAGATTTATCAATACCGTTGAATAGAGGTGCAATATCATCAAGTTTCTTCACGATAGAAGTCAAGATTTCCTCAGAGGAAGTCAGACGCTTTTTACGGAAGAGGACTTCAGTATTGTTATAATCGGTGTAAATTGGTTGTGCTGCACCGAAAGATGTAATCTGGTTAACGTTGGAGTAGTTATTGATATTAACTTCCTTCGTAAATTCAGTGCCAACCTTTCTTCCCGAAACATCCTTACCACCAACCAGTTGCAACTGTCCAAACATGTTGAAACCAGCAGGGTGGTTGTTTTCAAGAATTTGAGTCTTCCATTGAGTAATTGGAATCTCAGACTTAACAACGTAAGAGAAGTTTTGATAGAAGAAGGAATCTTGAATTTTTTGGACGATTTCAGATGGTTTACCAACATTATCGATAAACTTACCAGGTGTCCTAGTCAAAGATCCGATATTAAGCACACCACGAGCAATGCTCAAGTTATCGATAATACCAGATGCTTTAGAGATAGATCCAGTGACTTTTTCGCCAATTTTCCACTCTCCGTCATAATCAACAATTTTAAGAATCTTAGGACCGATTTGCCAACCAGTATTAGTAGAAACCTTACCAGTTGCACTTGCAAGCTCAACTGCACTACCTTGATAAACTTCTTCGCCTTCAAGGAAACGAGATGTCTCAACAACTGCTTCTGCACGACCACCGAAGACTTCGGTGAGCAATACTTGACGACCACTACCCTGAGTCAGGAATGTAATGTAATCACCTGCTTGTGCTGCTTGTAAAGTAAGTGCAAAACGTATTTGATCAGATTCCAGTGAATTTGCCTGACCAGCGATTGCATAGTAGATCTGACCTTCAACCAAAGAGGTTAAACCTGCGCTAGATGGTTTGGGTAGAATACCTTCAGTGCTACCTACGTCTTCTGCACGGAATTGCACTTCTGCGCCAGTTGTGATACCGTGAGGGAAGTTAAACTGTAGATAATTAAGGTCAAGGTTAACAACGTAGTTAAACTCAGACTTCAACGTAATTGTAGGCTCAGATGAATATCCAGCACCAGGATTTTTGATAATAATCTCATTAAGTCTGTTATTCTTAATAACAGCAACTGCATCAGCACCTTGACCGCCACCACCTTCAATAACAACTGCGGGAGTTGATGTATAACCAGCACCAGGATCTGTAATCTTGATCTCTGAAAGAATTGAGGTATTGAAGAGTTGGAGGTTAACAGGGAAGGTAATCTCAGGTTTCAGGGTGTAATCGTGTGAATAACCGAAACCAAATTCATTATTCTTAAGTCTCTTGATCTTACCGATGTTTTTACCAGTCAAGAAGACAGATGCACCGCTTCCTTCACTAGGAATAACAACGCTGACAGATCCACCAGATCCAGACAGTGTGGGACCAAGAATGCCAGGAATAGCATCAATATCAACGCTTGCAACGGTATAACCTTTGCCAGGATCTGCAACGTTAACTTCAGCGATTGCACCAGACCCAGTTTCATCATCTAGAAGGACTGTAACGGTAACTTTACCACCTTCACCGTCTCCGAGGACAGGAACGTCATAGTAGACGCCAGGTGCATATTCCGTGCCACCATCATTGATAACAACCTTCTCAATTTGACGGAAGGATGCAATGTCGGAGATAATTGGTAGTTTTTTATAGAATCCGCCAGGAGAAACAAGTTTGATCGTGTTAATAGGACCAACCGCTCTCAAAGAGGTTGTAGAGTAGAATGAATATTCATTTCCTTGATCATCAGATCCAATCTCAGCATTACTACGCTCAGGCTCTCTATTAAGTGGGAATTTGAATTCAGTATCACTTACAATCTCGCTGATTCGGAATCTACCTTGATAAGGAGTCGTAATAACATCAATATATGAGTTATCTCCGACTGGAGAGTTATCTCCTGTCCTAGAAGGATCAAAGTAGTAAGAAATGTTTGTGACATCGCCCAACACCAAGAATTTAACAAATGGACTACTTGCTCCTGCACCTGCAATACCAGGAGTGCCATCTCTTACAGTGTTGTTGAAGGAATACTCCAACTTATACTGGTTATCCTGAGAGAATGACAGATAATATCCGAAGTTAGAAGGGTCACTAACGTCGAAGTTATACTGGTGATTTCTGGTAAACAGAAGAGTAGGATGCTTCGCGTAGATGTTTACATTCTGGATTCCATTGTTGACGAAAGCAGGCTCAGACACTGCATTTGCCCTGATTCCAAATGTAAACTCTCTAGATCCGATAACATCATCAACAAAGAAAGATCCGTTGAATTGAGCACCAGAGAATCCTTCAGTGAAGAGAATATCGTTTGCTTTATAGAAGTGTGGAGTATTAGATGTGCAATAGACCTTATCAGTCCTAACACTGCCTGTCATAATAATATCTTTTTCAAGACGTGCTGTAACACGAATCTTCTTGACTGAGGCAAAACCAGAGATTTCTACAGACTTCTCATCTTCTGCCAAAGTGATATTATTAGCATTGACACTAACAACGTCATTAGGAATGAAGTTAGATCCTGGTTGGACTTCTAAAATTTCAATACTATAATTGTTACCCTGATCGTAACCCATCAAACGGGTATAAAGACTAATTGGCTCTTCAGTCTTAACGAAGGACCAAGTAACAGTGCCATCAGATACATCACCGCTAGTATGTGTAGGAGGTGTTGTTGTAGTTACACCACCACCGCCAACTGCAACTTCATATACGTTGAGTTTATACCACACACGTTGTCCAACAGCATATAGACGATGTGGTAACCACTCAGGCATGTCTAGACCAGTAAACTGAGGTCTAGGATAAGGATGCTCAGTTAGGTCAACAGTAAACTTACCTGCTTCATCGATAAATGCCCAGTTAATAACACCATCAGAAACAACACCCGTGCTATGTTGAGGTGCAATAGTGCCAGATGTGCCAGCACCTTGTGCTTCATAGATTCTCTTCTGATTGTATACACGATCACCCTGTGCATATGCAGTTGATGCCTGCCAAGGAGACTCTTCTTCAATAGTATCGAAATAAGTGCCTTCAATCTGGTTAATATCACCGCCAGGTGTTGTAGTGCGGAATCTATCAGTAGTGTTAAATGTGCCGAAGATTTTACCGACTCTATACTTGGTGCCAACGCCAGGATTGAGCAGAGTGCCTTCAGGGACCTCTGTAATAGTTGCAAATGCAGAAGTAGTGCCAATACTATTAAACTGCTGCAGGATAGAATACTTAGTTAGTTTTACAGGCTGATTAAATGTCAACTCTTGGACATTATCAACTTTCTGATACAGAGCATCTCTAATGTAGAATTTGGGTATAACGTCAGCAGAAATAACCAGTCTCTTACCACGAGGTGAAGGAATGGTAGAAGTCTTAGATGCATATTGGTCATACACTGAAGATAGTGTATATGTACCAGGAATCAACGTGGCGAAAGTCTGGGACATATCCAGAATTTGCAAACCACCAGGACCTTCATTCCAAGCACTAATTGCAGGTGTAGAGACACTTGCCCAAGTCATGCCGATTGAATGATCGACAAATTCAATAGTGCTATGCTTGTTAAGACCAGTTAGTGTATAAGATCCACGTTGAGTATGCTCTCTGTCAAACTTGATTAGTGCAACGTCAGAGTTGGATGTGGTAATTGCAATCTCAGCAGTAGGCACAGTGTAAGAAGTGCCAGGATAAGGTGCAGCATCATCGAGCACAAAGTCGTCGATATTACCACGGAAAGAATTACTTGCGTTTGGAGGACTAGAAGGACCACAGATAACAACATCATCAAGAGCAACATCAGTGGTGCTTTGGAAACTAACTTGTTGGTTACCACCAATGAATACTTCATAACGATACAGACCCAGAGATTCTTGACGCTTCTGGACAGTAACATGGACCCATGCACCAGCAGCAAAGGCATCCCAGTTAGTTGCAGCAACAGAAGAAGCAACCTGAGTGTTATTCAGGTAAAGAATAACTTTCTGATAATCAGGATCGGTAGGATCACCTTGAATAGTTGCAGTAATTGAGTTGGTATTAGATGCATCATTAACATGTAACAGTGTTGGTTCATGAGCAGTATTCCATGCAGCAGTCTGCATAGACATCCACATTCTGCCACTCCACTCAATAGGACTTAGACCCAAATCAGCAATAGTGATAGGTGCAACGTCATTAAACTTCAGAGATCCATTGCCAAACTTGTAGACGACAGAATCAAATACGTTTTCTGACTGATTAAAGTAGTTGTAGGTGCCAAGCTCTTGCTTAGTGGTATCTTCAACAGGATTTGCCTGGTTGCCCATTCTCCAAGAAACGAGCTGATCAGACTGTTGACGATTAACAGCAAGAATGGTATCACCAGAGTTATCCAAAGCATGAATAGATGCTTGGAAACCAATGCTGGCAGTATCATCAATCTTAGTTTGATGCAACAAAGTGCCGTCATACTTCATGTAAGAGATAACGACATATCTCTGATTTTGTGATTCGGTAACGTCACTAACAAGAGTGTAGTTACCCCACTGGTCATAAGAAATACCAGCATGATGCATTTCAAGGAAATCACCAGAAGTGGTAACTGTCTTACTCCAATCCCAAGTTGTTTTTGCGGTAGAAAGTAAGAATTTGTTAACCTGAATCTTATCGTATTTGGATGCAGCAGAGTTAAAGATATCCCAGATAACAATGATTGCACCATAGTCATCTTTGATCATTCTGGGGTTGACAACACGTCCACCCACAGTAGGCACTTGCCTGATCCAATCCATCTCAAGGTTTGCACCATCGTAGAAGAATTCACCAAAGATCAAGTCATCATTTTGATCATTAACACCGACAAAGAAGAATCTATCATCGGAGATCATCATGATCTGATGCATCTTCTCAGAATCATCTTGAGATGCAACCTTACGTTTCTCAACCAAATCACCCTCAATACCACACTGGATGATCCACATATCATCAGGATCAACAGAGTTAGTATCGGTATAACCGCAAAGATAGATACGTTGCTCTTGGTCTAAAGCAATAGAAGTTACATAATCTCTTCTAGTGCTACCAGAGATACCAGCGATTGCTCTTTGCCACTTCAGGATACCGTCAGGGTCATTTGCATTGTTGAATCCAGACTCATACAGTCCCAACCAGATATCGGGATTAAATGTATCATTGTCAGGATTTTTTGTTTGGCCTGTAACATATATGAGGTCGTTTTCTGGAGCATCATTCACCACCATTTTGATGAATTCAGCTCTCTTCTGATTAGCATTGATAGGAATAAGAGTCCTTTCCCAAATTTTCTGACCTAAGTCGTCAAACTTAGCAAGGAAACCAGACTCGTCACCATCTGCCTCAGTAATCTTACCGCAGATATAGGTATTACGTTGTGAAGTAACTTTGATATCATTAACTTCAATGATACCAGTTGCCTCCATATACTCAGTCAACCAGTAGCGAGTTTTCTTAAACTGCTGAGGATGAGAAACACGAATTTGAGGAGGATTCTCAGGATCGTAACCATTACCAGAGTTAATAATATTAACTTTGTTAATCTGACCAGTATTCTCCAATACAATCTGCAACTGACCATCCTGACCAGAGGATGTGATCAATTCAAAGGTAGGAGGAATATCTTCATTGTAACCAACACCAACCTGAGATACGTTAATACGCTCAATACCAGAAACAACTTTAACTTTGAAGTTTTTGTTGGTGTTATCAATAACAGGTGAAGAGTTAAGGATTAACTCGTCCTGTTGACGAAGGTCATGGTTTTCATTAGTGACAATTACACCATAAGGGCGATCACCGATGATTTCCTTAGCATAAGAGTTAATCTTTTGACCCTTAACAGATTCGATAAGTGCAGATGCACCAAAACCACCAGTGTCAGTATTATCAAAGAAGATAGTATCATCAACCTGATAAGATTCGCCTGGATTTTCAATAACAAAACCATCAATTTGAGCATCCTCAAACTGAGTAGTTGTTTCAACTTCAATATCCACTCTAGACTCTTCAGAAACCTGAGGGAAGTAATCATAGATTTGTAGAGTTGCCTCTTCGGACATCTCTAGAATTTCTTGTTGCTCATTAGCATCAATGATGCCGTCATTATTACTATCCTGAATCTCAAAGATAATAGGATAACCTTCAATCTCAGTTGTTAGGACATCTGCCTCTTGGTTAGGTTGACGATCAACATCGATGTCAACGTTGACATAAGGATCTCTGTAACGGACAACATTTTGAGGAATATTTTCTTGAGTTGCTCCTTGAGCAAAATTCCAGTTGTCGGGAAGGGAGTTAAACTGAGGACCGAGGATATATGGGAATTCAGCAATACCTGCTTCTGATGCATCAATAGTAATGAAGTATGCATAGGTGCCATCAGGATACTGAGGTGTTTTACAGAAACGACCGTTGTAGTTATCCAGATCACCAGATTGGAAATCGTAGGTATAGTCAGCAACAAATGATCCAGCTGGATATGTGGACAACTCAGGTCCGTCAACACGAGCAGGATTAGGATTAGTTGCAGCGTCAAAGACAACGTTATCTTTTAACTTATAGGATGTGCGAAGTCTTCTAATTCCGCTGTTTTGGTCAGTTGGGTCAATGTAACCATAGGGACCATAGATGGGGTTACCATCATAAGCCCAACCCAGAATAGGAGAGTGCTCAAAATTAGATGCTACCTCTTGGAATTGTTGTGTAACAGGATTAAGGAAGACGTTATCGCCAACCACATAACGAAGCTCTTTAGGATCGCTGAGGTGAGCATACTCACCACCAAACTGGTTATTCAAACCAGTAAAGACATATCCTCTTGCATTGTCATACTTGTTGACAAGATCATACTGAAGGTTTCTATTCCACTCAAACACTTGAGGGGTAAATTCAGCAAAATCTCCAACAGACTCAAGTCTGACAGTAGTGAGACCTTGAGTATATCCGATACCTCTGTTTGTAATCTCAACACTAAGGACTCTACCTTTGTCTTCACCGATGGTGCCAATAATTGCTCTTGCAATAGCACCGAAACCATCACCATTGATTACAATCTCAGGAGCAGTGGTGTAACCACTACCAGAGTTAATGATAGCGATAGAAACGATACGACCATTGATAACAATAGGTTGTGCCAAAGCACCTTCACCAGAGTTAACTCTGACTTTAGGTAGGGCAGTATATCCAGATCCACCAGATGTTAGAGTGACTCCCTGAATTGGACCACGGACATTAGCAGTTGCCTCAGCACCTTGACCGCCACCACCAGTAATAGAAACGCTAGGTTGTGAAGTATATCCTGTGCCTGGTTGCTCAACCAGAATTCTGGTGACGCGACCACCAGTTACGACAGCTTGTGCGGTTGCTCCAATACCACCACCGCCAACGATGGAGACCAGAGGAGATTCAGTATATCCACTACCTTGCTCAGTAACAACGAAGGAAGTAAGACTACCATTAACAACAACTTCACCAGTAGCACCTGTGCCACCACCTTCAGTAATTTCAAGAGCAGGTTTAGATCCTGCGTCATAGTCCTGACCACTGTTAGTAACAGTAATACCAGTCAGAGGACCAAATCTAACAAAAGATCCAGATTTGTATGCCCAAATAGACACACCATTTACCCAAGCACCAATCGAGCTGTTAGCGGCGATATCCTGACGCTCAGAGATTGTTTGGACAACTCTAGGGAATCTAAGAAGTTTACGTTGGTTGCCAGGAATCAGTGCCGACCCAGTGAAAGGACCAACCTTATAATTGGGTAGACCAGAGGAAGCAACATAAACATAGTCATCATTAAAGAAGGAGTTTTGGATATTTGTTGTAAACTCACTAACAACGTTGTTGATTGAATTGACATTGGACTTTCCTCTGTTAAGGTCCACAGAGAGAAGAATATTACCTTCAGGAATGATCTCTGTGGGAGTATTGATCTGATATGTAAATTGGAATTCATCAATACGAGAGGTAACAGTAAAGGTGCCGTTGAATACAACAGGGTTAGCACCATAAATTGTCACCTGATCTGAAACCAACAGACCATGAGGGTTATCACATACAACAGTTGCAGTTTGGTTATTAACACCACCAGGAGTAACGCTATTAACCTGAATCAGTTTTTTAACGTTATACAACCAAGAAGAAAGTCTCTCATCTTCGGCAGAAGATCCAAGTTTAGCAACCTTAAGTTTGTCACCTTGTAGATAGTATGATCCAGTATCATTCAGGATTGTTGTGCCTGCTTCTGCAATACCAAGCACCCTGAGTTTACACTCTCTATCAGTGCCAAAGTTGGTATATACAAAAATATCTGAGAATACAATAGTGCCAGGATCCCAGTCTTCTACAACACCATTCTTAGATCTGGTGCATTCGATAAACTGGTTAAGAGATTTCTCTTTATACTGTACTTGCTCCTGATCGTTGATACGAATGGTGCCGTTTCTTTCTGGCCATCCAATCGTGGAGTCAACGGTAATAATCTGACCATCTGTAGACAGAGGCTCAACTAGAGTCGTCTTATAAGGAATAATAAAACTACCAGTTAGCGTCTCTTCAGAGATTGCCAATTCGTAGATAGTATCCTTACCTTCAATAATAGTAATGACGTTTTCAATCAGAGCATTTGCTGCTTTGACATTAAGGTCAACATCATCAGCATATTGAATAAGTTGTGAGTCAATCAGATTAGCAGGGTCACCTGAAATCAACTCGGCACGGAGCACGGTGTCAACAACCCATGTTGCAGCAGATGGAGAAATAATCTCATCCCTTGGGTAGTAGATATCCACCTGCTCACCAAACATGATCTTAAACAGATACTGTGTGGAGAGCTCAGTGCCTTTACTGATGTAGAAGTCACTGATGCTTTTAATAACTTGGACTGGATTGATTGAAGAATAATCAATCTCAATAGTAGGAAGGTATTGTCTTCTAAACTTGTCAAAGACTTCTTTGATAAACAAAGAGTCTAGGTTAATAACTGTAGATGCTTCATGGTGAGTAGATTGACGTAGTGATGCTTCACCAGCATATACTTCATTATGAAGGTTATCGTATGAAACAGCACCAGAAACACCACGACTACATTCTAGGAATGCAGAGGGAGAGTAACCTAAACCTTTTTCAATAATCTCATAACCAGTTAACTCATTGAAACCAACAGCAACAGATGCTCTTGCCGATTTAGGCTCAGCGATGTAAATCTTAGGAGGCTCGGTAGAAGAGTATCCAGTACCGAAGTTGGTAATGTTGATATCGGTAATTTCACCGTTAAAGATTGTTGCAACAGCAGTTGCACCTGTGCCACCAATAGGATCACCGTAAGAATCTTTTCTATCGTCAACGATGTAGACAGAAGGAGCATCAGTATAACCTTTACCACCAGTCAACATCTCAATATTGGTAACAGCACCAGATGCAACAGTAACGTCAAGCACCTGAGCACCAATAGGTTGGATGATTTTTGCTCTAGGAGGAGTAAGGTAACCTCTACCTCTGTTTGTAATAACGATCTCGTAAACTTGACCGTCTTGGTTAATTCTAGAAATTGCCTGAGCGTTAATACCACCTTCAGGTGCTGGATCCAGATAAACAATAGGAGGATTGCTGTAGTTAAGACCGAATTCTTCTACAACAATACTATCAATGTTTACACGACCTTCACTATCAATGGTAGGTTGACCAATTTTACAACCGCCAGGATTAACAAACGAAATAGCAGGGATAAAGTCATATCCACTACCAGAATTCATAATAGTCAGAGTATCAACCTGACCAGATTCATCATCTACAGTTAGGGCAACTTTTGCCAATGTGCCACCCGTAGGAGCGCCTACAATGGCGATTGGAGGGTTGTATGACGTATAACCCTGCCCACCATCAATTAGGTTAATGTCTTTGATACCACTAACCAAAGTTTTAGCAGTTGCACCTTTACCATTGTTATGTTGGATGGTAACTTTAGGTGCAAAGTCAATTCTGTATCCACTACCACCAGTTTTAGGAATTAGGCGGTCAACTAGACCATTTTCGTCAACAGAGACAACTGCACTTGCTCCAGATCCAAAAGAAGGGGCAATATACTCAACAGAGCGAATATGAATGTCATCAGCGGCACCCAAAGGGAATCTGAAGACAACTTGATCTTCAAATACCGTATAATCAGTATATACCTCAAGTTGACGATTATTTTTCTTGACAATCAGTCCGATTGCCGAAGTTGGGGTATATGGTTGTGTATTGACTCTGAGTGGGTATTCTTTCTTGCCTTGATACTCAGTAAAGTCAATGGAATCAGTTGTGACGACCGTTTGATCGGCATACCCAACCAGATATGTAATTTGAGTGAATTGAGAGTCGTCAGCACCAGATCTAGCACGGGGAGCAACTTGAAAGCGAATTTCATCGCCTTCAACGAAATAATCAATGCCAGGCACCAACATTTCGTTGTAAGTAATAACAATCAGGTGCTCTGCCGAAGGAGGGCGGACTGGAGTGCCTAAGAAGTTAAGAGGGAAGTTTTTTCTTTCCCCATCAAACAAATTGAAGGGGTTTTCTAATTGTTGTTTCTTTTTATCAAACTGATCAGGAGAAACACCTGGCGTAATGATAGCATCAGGTCCACGAGTAACACTCTCGTAGTAAATGACCTCATTATCAATCATTATAGACCCATCGGTCTCTTTGAATCCATCAATGGATTCAATTCTGATAGTCTTATCGTTTATGCCAATATCATTCAGCAGAAGAGTATCTCTCGACAGCTCATCAGAAGTATAACTGTCAAGATCCAGATAACTCAGAAGATTATTCAGGATGTCATAAGGACGACCTGTTTTTTCTTGAGATTTGTAATATTGGAAGAGAAAGTCAACAAATTGTCTGTCTTCCTCCCTAATAAATTCTGGGAGTTGATTTTCAACTCTATCCGAAATGTTGATATTTTTAGTAGGCATCTATCTCAGAAACAGGAGGTATCTACTGGATATGTGAAGATATCCGAAGGATAATCAATGATATTTATTCCACTTGGGTCACCGAAATTGTAACCGTTAAAGTTGTTAGGATCGAAGTTGGGGATTGAGATGTTATTAGTTTTCCAATCGATTGGGAAGACGCCAACATCAAAGATTGCAGGTTCTGTGCCAGCAGGAATACCAATAGATCCACCGAAAGGTAATACTTGTACTGGGAGGCGGGTTGTGTCATCAGGAGTGCCCTGAATTGCGATAGGACCAACGCAAACTTGTCCCTTACTGTAATCAACAGTGCCAACGGCATTATTTAACACAACTTCCACCTCATCTCTCTTTGTGACAAGGATTAAGTTGCCTTTTCCGTCATCTCTAATATTGACGGGCACCAAAACTTGATTTGCATCAGTAATGGAGTTAGAAGACACAACAGGACTGGTTGCATTAGTGCCAGCACCCTGCATAGTCAAATTAACAAGATCTTCTGAGTAACCTGTTGCATAAAATGTGCCAGATTTGACTACAGAGAATGAAGGGGCACATGTGCCACTATCTCCTTCGTCCACACACTTACCATCTCTACAAATTTGACCTTCTGGACAATCTGAGTCAATGCTACAAGAGTTTCCTCCATCTGGAGTGCCCGAATAGTCACCAGGATTGTAAAGTGGGTTACCAAAGTCAAGACATTGGGTAAATACGTTTCCAAACTCAAATTGATCAAGATTTTGACCAACAGTCATCTGAGTAACGCTACCAGAAATCGAAGGATCGCTATTATCGACCATTGCGTTATATTTTGATGTATCGATTCGACCACCAAAACGATTATTTTGACCATTCTTGTTAAATTGGTCAATATTACGCAAAACGTCACTTTTGAGTTGAGCACCACTCTTATTAGTGTTGTTTCCGTCGTAGTAAACGTAAGATTTGGGAATAATGTAGAAAATAGTAGGATCAATGATCACAGGATCGATTGATGCAACCGTATAACGCTTCAGATCGTTTCTAATCTTTGCTTTTGTCGTCTCATTCAGTTTGTTACCCGTTTTTGGACGGATAGCAACATAAACTTTACCGTAAATTGGTGGAGAAAGTTTCTCACCACCATATGCAGTCACGGATGCTGCTTGAGGGTAGATCTCTGAGACAATATGCTCATAATCCGCTTCTGTTACCGCTCTGTTTTGAGTAGAGAATGATCTTGGCGCTCTAAACTTAATAGACAGCGCACTTTCGCGTGCTTCACCGTCTGCCGCAGACTCTCTAGTAACAACTGCGATGTTTGAAGGTGCGATTGCGCGACCATCACTGTCTCTGATAGTGCCGATGAAGGCAAAATCCTTACAACCGTTTGCTTCTTCACCAAAAGTGGTCACATATGACAGTCTGATGAATTCACCATCAATCAATTTACGTCCAAGGACACCATCACCAAACACTAGACGGTATCTGAGGTCATCAGACTCCTCAAGGTAGTAAACACGAGAGGTGCCGTTGAGTGTGGTTACGTTTGAAGCAAGGTTATAGGTGTCAATCTCTTGCGACTGTGCATTAGGAGAGATATCAACGTAAACCAAGGCGGTGTCTACGTTTTCAGCGGGAATAATATAGTCTTGTCTCTTCGTATAATCAACTGTGTAGTTAAATCTCAACAAGTTACCCTGATAAACCAGCACAGGGTCAAAGGTTGCGATACCAGTTGCGGGATCTACGACAGTTTGGAGGTCACGAGTTACACAGAAGGTGTAAGTATCATTAAAGTTGCGGGCAACAAACACATCTCCCGCAGATAATGTGCAGAATTCGGGGAATGTTGTGCCATTTAGCGAAACTTGTGTCTGGACACGGATAGTTACGCACGCTCTAGGCGCTTTAATTGACCTAGGAGTGTAATTTAACTGCTTTGCGATGCGGACAATGTTATCTCTGACCGTAGCAGTCTCAAGAAATGACTCATTCAGCGCCATGTTTGCGTTGAATGCCGTATAATATGTGTTATAAGCGAGAATATCGATAAGATACGCCGCAGCACTACCCTCAAAGTCGTAGTCTGTAAACTCTTTACGCGTTCTAAGGTAGGATTTAATAGACTCTTTAATCTCAAAGAAGTCTAACGATGTTAGTTGTGATGGAATTGCGGGCATTTCAGGTCTTCTCTAAGAGGAATGTTACTTCTTGGGCGACGTTTTCTCCAGTAATTAGATATTCAAGCTCAACTTGAATTTCATTCAAGTCGCTATTGTCTCTGATACGCACATCTTCCACAGTTATCCGTGGCTCAAGACGAGCAAGACAATCTTCTATCTCAGTCTTAATCGCATCCTTAGCGAATGGATCCCATGGCTCAAAAAGAAGACCCTTTACCCTACTTCCAATATTGGGTTGAAAAGGTCTCTCACCTAAAATAGTCAATAACAAATTTCTTACAGATTGGTTGATCGCTCTCTCATTCTTTACAGCACCAAAATCGTCAGTAGATGGATTAGCATTGAAGGAGATTGCTAAATCCTTGAATCCTCTACTGACGTACTGATCTGATCTGAATCTGTAAGCAGGCATTTAATCCTCTTTTTTCTTTGGTCTCACAGGTTGTTTTCTAACCTTACGAAGATATTTATCACTCCGTGGGTCGGTTATTAGCACCATTCCCGATTTGATGAATTCTTCACTTTGATCAGGCACAGGATAAATTGCCACGATACTTCCTCCACACGGTATTTTTATTTATGGACCTTCTTCAGATTCTTCTTCGGGTGTTTTCCAATGGTAATCATCGGTATCCCCTAACCTACCCCACTTGATGCCATTCTCAACTTGATAAAACTTGGTAGATACCTTGAAGTCAGGTGTTTTAGGCTCACTAGGTGTTATCGACAAGTCATATATTCTCATCCTATTGTTAGGATACAATGCAAACTGACCATTCTCTAGGAGAATGCAGTTATGAGACTTGTGCTCTTGTGGTGTCTCACTAACGTTTGTGTCGATTATGTCAACATCAGCATGAAAGTTATCTAGTGTGAAGAGATACTCACCAGAAACGTTTCCATAATTACGAGTGCGACACTTCACATCCATAGTGCCAATAAATTGCTTTTCGACACAGCGGACACCATAATCCATACAATTCCAGAATTGTAGATTAGGAAGATCCATGTCTACCTCTGGAGTCTTAGGCTCACTGACAAATGCACTGATAGGCAACTTGTCAAACATTGCAGCATATTCTGGCAAATATGTCTCAAAGTAAAAAGCACGACCAGGTATCGACTTTGCCGATACCCAGACGCCTTCCACGAATTCCCCATAACCATCCTGTAGATCCCTAAGATACTCCTTACGGACCCACACTTTTTGTGATGGTAAGTTAACTACTAATTGACTCATTCTATTTCATAGGTGGGTGGATGGAAATTGCAATACTCGTTGAATGTAATTTTCATTTCCTTCAAAGTAAGATTACAATGCTCTGCTGCTTTGGGTAGATTCCATTTAGCAGACCAGAGCATTTCCATTGCTTTTCGGGTTTCAGATCTCATCGTCCTTGACCCCTATATTTCTTCTGTTTTGCATTACGAGATGTTGCTGAGTATTTAGTATTTTGAGAAGAACCCTGCCGAGTCATCTTCGGCTTACCTGGCATCCATCCGTCCTTAACCAGTCCAGTCTTTGCTTTTGCGGGCATTTGTCATATGCAAACTACCTCAGGATGCTAACACAGTTGGGTGCCCAAATGCAACCACTGAAGAGCACGGATATGAAAATCCAGGAAACCCAACACCCAGTGGGTCTAGAATCCTCGCAATGGGGATCTTGAATGCAAAGACTGTCAAGGTGGTTGGGAAGAGGACTCTAGGGTGTCCAACACCACCAGCATCCTCAATAGTCAGTGTGCTGCATGGGATAGGTGTTGGGATAGGACACACGCTCTTACCGCAAGGGCAGATATAGATAACGATATTTGTACACAGTGCAATGTGTGGTGTGAATGTATCTCCACCAATCATGATAGGGATAAACTGCACAAGCACAGTTGCTCTGATCGGATTGATTGCTGTAAGTGGAATTAGAGGTGTGGGTGGCCACCAGCATGTAAAATTCTTAATGACGATGCTGTAGGGCACTGGAGGGGTGCCACAACCCTGCACTGAGTGGACAGTGGATGGCAAGCAAAGACCATGACCTGAGCAAGGCAGACCATTCAAAGATGCAACTGGTTTAAGAAATCCGTATGCCATTAAAATTCTTGGTTAATTCGTTTTCCTGCTTCGTCAGGTCTAGCAACATCACACTCGGAGAAGTATGGGTTACCAAAGTTATTTAATGAGTTACTCAATGCTTGAATACCACCTGTCAACCAATTCCTAACACGCATGGTGCCACTGTAGGATCCCATTTTGAATACCTTATCACCCTGTGCATTGGTATACATTCTAGATGGGTCAATAGCAATAGATGCATCATTAACCTGCTCCAAACCAGCAGCAGGAGGTCCACCACCAGTGAAACCATAGTAACCATAACCAGATGTTGTGGACGGTGAGCAAGTTGAGCAGAATGGATTAAGTGGTCCTGTAGGACTGGTTTGTATAGTGCCGTTAGCGGGTCCTCTGATCTCCCAGAAACGCTCTCCAGCAAGAGGGTTACCTTGGTTATCATATCCACAGTAAACGTCTAGAGGGGCGTCTGAGGGCGCTCCTGTCTTCCTTACATAGGTATCCCAACACTCATGGTTAGGCACATTAGTAGAAGCAGGGTTAGGATTGCAGTCTACACTGAATTGAGTGTAGGTGCCGTTACCTGTATATGGTGTAGTTGTGCTAGTTGTTGTCTCTTCTCCAGTCTCAGGGTCTGTAGTGGTGGTAGATGTAGTCTCATCCCACCCCCAACCTACTGATGCACCACTTGTGAGTGCTCCACCAGTCAAATTATCACCTAACCAGAGCTTAAATTGCTCATATTCACTAAAACCTAGACGGTTATAGTCAAAAGTATTCTCATCTAGACCAACTGGGACGAAAATAATGTCATTTGGGTCGTTAGGATCGCGATAACAGCGTCCGTCAACGTCTCCGTTGTTGCAATTCCACGTTTTATAACCACCAGACACCTTTCTGCGCGGTGTTACCTTGGGTTTTTGGAAGTTTTCCATGAAATTCATGAAAGCTGCGCCCTGAGATCCAGTAACTTTACCCTCAATCATCATATTCACGTTAAATTCTGCCTCTTTAATCTTAGAAGCGCAGTATTTGTAAGGCAAATAACCAAAAGCACGCTCATCGGTGAGGTTTCTACCCTTCTCAATCATGTCAAGAGTGGCAGATCCCCTCTGAGTGTTGCTTACATACGCACATGGCATGTCAAACCAGCGTCTGATGTTGTAAATCTTGGGTTGCCCCATGCTTAAACAGCGGTTTTTCTGGAAAGGACCGTAAACATGAGACACTGAGTCCTGATATTCATCCAATTCCATCACAGTTTTGTATACATCAGGCATAACTTCCGACTCAAACTTGCGAATGCGGTCGTCAGCACCACTCATGATCGCCCAAAAGTCCTGTTTGGGGATAGCATCGATCACATTACCGCGACCATTAACCTCTAAACAGTTAGGTGGGAGGTCAAAACACAGTTTTGTTTCATTCTCTTCGTCAATTTCCGCTATTCTAATGTAAGAATCTGGTGCTGCAGAGGCAACAGGGGTATTCATAATAGTAAAACCCGTGTTTGCTACCTGATTAGGAGAGGTTGGAGACCCGATACCCGTAGTACCTAGACTCTTAAACTCCGTAGGTGCCCCTCTAAAGTCATTTCCAGTGTTAGTATTGATCCAATCTAGCGGATTTTGCTGCTCACCTGCAGGTATATTGTCATCAATGTTGTTAAACTGGTCAGAAATGCCCTGTCCTAGCGCAGCAATGTCTCCAATGTCGGGACTTTCATACTCAATAAACTCAGGATCGGTCACAAATACGTCGGGTGGCTCCTCAGGATCGTATCCTGAGCCAGGTTTGATCACTCTGATTGCCTTAATACCGCCAATTTCATCGAATGCTGCGATCTCTAACACCGCACTGGTGAGTTGTGATGCGATTCCATCGTGATCAGTAGGGAAATCAGTCGCTCCACTTGTCGCACCAAACGCAACTTGCACATCTTTGATGGGATCATCACCCGCAAACTCCGATTCTGTGAATCCGATTGCCGCATTATAGTCGCCATCCTTCTTAATTAGGTCATCTAAGTGCTCTGTAGTGTCCGTAGCAGAGAAATTCTTGAGGACTTTGGGTGTAATCGCTGTAATATTTGCGTTTTTAGAGTAACCACGACCGCTATTGATGATCTCAACCCGTGCAATACCACCTTTGTCGTTAATAATTGCCTCAAACTTTGCCTCATCCAGTGTGCGATTAGGCACAAGTGCCTTCGGAGAGAGCTCAACCATGTAGTATGACACCTTTTTAGGGAATTCATACACACCAGCAAACGCACATTTGTCTACAATACCGTATCCAGCAAGAATTTCACATGTGCCACCGTCTGTAGAGGTGAATTGTTGCAGATAAGAGAAGGCATTAGTGCCGCCTTCCAAC